TGATTACTGAAGTTCCTTACGGGTTTGATCGAGAGTCGTATGTAAAGGTTCTCGACGACCTCGAAGAGTCGGATGAGATCGTTGGTTATGACGATCTCTGCGACAAAACCGGTTTTCGTTTTGAAGTAAAACTCAAGCAGAATAATTCTGCGAACTGGTCGGATGAAAAGATCGTCAAGAACTTCAAGCTCAGTAAACCAATGAGCGAGAACCTGACGGTTATCGACCAGAACGGCAAACTTCGAGAGTATACCGACGAACGCGAACTCATCCGTGACTTCTGCAAGTTTCGTTTGGAGATCCTGCAGAAGCGCATTGATCTTCGTAAGAAAGAGATCTCTGAACTGAAGCGTTGGCTATACGTAAAGATGCAGTTCATTCAGGCTGTTCTCGACAATAAGATCGAGTTCAAGAACAAGACTAAGGATGACGTTGGTAAACAGATCACTACGCACACCGATGTTATCTCTGAAGACGACATTAATAGACTGCTGCGGATCAACATCTTGAGTCTTACCGATGAGATGGTTAAGCAGCTCGAGCAGGAGATTGCCGAAGCTGAGAAAGAACACAAGTATTGGACTCGTACGACTCCTGACCAACAGTTCATTAAAGACCTCGAAGAGATCGCATAATGTACTACGTCACATACGATAAACCAAAAAAGATATCGGATCAACTAATAGACGGTGCTATCCTATTCGCTTCGAAGTTCCTTGACCTTGACGACTATATAGAGATAGACTTTAGTGATAAGTTCGAACACGATAGATGCGGTTACTGCGACTATGATGAAGACGGCGTTACAATCTTCATTAACTCGAAGATGGACAAGAAGAAGATCATAGTAACACTGTTTCACGAGATGGTTCACGCTCGTCAGTTCATTCGTGGCGAGTTGGTTATTCCAGAAGATGGTAGACAACCCTCGAGGTGGTTAGGAAAAGAATACGATGTACCATACTTCGAGTCTCCTTGGGAGCAGGAGGCGTATGAACTAGAGCTGGTCATGTGGGATATCTTTCAAAAAGAAGACGACTGGAAATGATAGTCAACATCGAGCTCGATGATAGCTACGATTGGCTCGCAAAAGAATTTGTAGAGTTCCTGGCAAAGGAACTCTCGATTCTTCCTCGTAGTTTGGATATCGTTAGCGAGGATATGGATGAGAACGTTGGTCAGTGCATCGATGTCGACGAAGGCTCGTATCTTATTCTCATAAAGACTATGAACAGAGACATAGGTCGAGTGTTCATTACGATAGCTCACGAGATGATCCATGTTAAACAATACATGACTCAGGAACTCGGAAGAATCTTGGACGAGCATTCTCATATTCCATACGAAGACAGATGGTGGGAGACCGAGGCGTATGAAAGATCCGTTCCTCTTTTGGAAAAATTTTCAGAAACACTAACTTTTTTCTCAAAACCCCTTGACGTTTAAGAAAAAAGATATAAATAAATATCTATAAACAAAAGAGAGAAACATGCTTTCCTTCCACGTATCGGCCCCAGTCCAGACAAATGATAGCCTCCTAGGTAGAATAGGAGCATGGGCTACTTCGACATAGATGAACGTAAAATCTATCTCAAAGTAGCCCAGGATGAAAATCCTGGGTTTCTTAGTTTTTAATGGTTGACAAAAGTTTAGAATCAGTATAGATTGAAATTGTAGTTAATCAAACGCTCTTTGACAATTTACTCATCCGATCCTAGGGAAACCGAGAATGGATCTGAAACAGCAGGGACAAAGCGATTGCTTCGGTCTTTGATGTTCGAAAGAACACTGTTTTCACATGCACTGATACAGTAGGGTGGCAAGTAAGCCTTTTATCGCCGAGGGCCGGAATTCCCGAGTAGTGAACAATTACAGCAGTGCAGCTGAAAATAGTGGTTGACATTCGGTTAGAATCAGTTTATACTAACAATATAACGAATGACTAACCGCTCTTTGAAAAACTAAACAAAACAGAATGAAATAATTTCTGTTTTCCGCTATATCCCGTAAACGAGGGTCGGCCACCCAAACTTTACTGAAACACGCAATGCGCTGGGGTATAGTGGTAAACAGAAATTGAAGTTAAGACGACACCATGAGAAGACGAGTTGGCACGTAGAAGTTGAACATTAAAAGATGTCAGAAGTTCAACTACTCAGTCTGAGGGTCACCCTATCAAGTCGTTAGTCCGTTGCGGGTGTACAATGGACAAAGAGTTTATTCCTGATAGCTCAGTTGGTAGAGCAGATGACTGTTAATCATCGGGTCCGTGGTTCGAGCCCACGTCAGGGAGCATAGAGAACATAAAATGTATAAATAGTATCGAAAGAATAAAACTATAGGTACATTTTATGTTCTACACAATTTACAGAGTAACTAACAAGATCAATAACAAAGTCTATATTGGTAAACATCAAACGAAAGATTTGAAAGATGGCTATATGGGTTCTGGTAAACATCTGAAAAGATCTATTGGAAAATATGGAATAGACAATTTCAATAAAGAAATACTTTTTGTTTTTGATAACGAAGCCGATATGAATTCGAAAGAAGCCGAGTTAGTGACAGAAGAATTCACAAAAGAAGACACTAACTATAATCTATGCCCAGGTGGTAAAGGCGGCTGGGGTTATATAAATTCGTTAGGTAAAAACCTTTATGGTATGAATGGAAGAACATCAAACACAAAAAGCAATCTCGAAAAAGCTCGTGAAACGCAAAAATTTCTTAGAGAAAACGACCTAGAATGGGCGACAAAAACATCAAAAAACATATCACGCGGAGTTAAAAAACGCATTGATGAAACTGGCTCTATCTGGTTAGGAAGAAACCACAAACCTAATACTAAAAAGAAAATTTCAGCCGCTAATAAAGGAAAAACTCCTTGGAATAAAGGTGGGCATCATACTTTTGAAACGAAAAAGAAAATTTCTGATTCCCTAAAGAAAAATACAATTCCTGAGGTTTCTTCAGATGTAAAAATGTGTAAAGAATGCTACAATAAAATTAAATTTGAAGATATGAATATAGAAAATACATATTGGATAGAAAAGTATCACAACAGCGAAATAAAGTCAATTAGAAAATTTGTTAAAGAAAGCGGTTATCCAAAATCGCATGTGACTTTTTCAAAAATTTTAAAAAATAATTAATAATTGCAAACTGAAGCGGGAAGGACAAGATGGTTAGTCGCCGGTCTCATAAACCGGTAATCTGGTGGATTCGAGCGCCACTCTCCGCAACCAAAATAACAGTTGACATGATAGTAGAATCAGTATATACTGTAAACATAATTGGGACCTTAGCTCAATTGGTTAGAGCCCCCCGCTATGAAATCTTCATTTGTATAAATAAATTCAAAGGAGAGATTCATATGTTTTATACGATTTACAAAGTTACCAACTTACTCAATGGTAAAATCTACATAGGCAAACATCAAACAAAAAACCTAAATGATTCTTATCTGGGTTCTGGCAAACTCATAAAGGCTGCTATAAGAAAACATGGTAAAGAAAATTTTGCCAAAGAGGTTCTTTTTATTTTTGAAACAGAATTAGAAATGAATGAAAAGGAAAAAGAACTTATCACAGAAGATTTTGTTTTAAGAAAAGATACATATAACGCAGGTATTGGCGGAGAAGGCGGCCCTCACTTTAAGGGAAAACAGCACGGCTATTACATGAAAGAGATAAATGGTTCTGAAGATCATAGAAAAAAGATAAGTGATGGTCTCAAAAAATACTACGAAAATGGGACTGTTTGGAATAAAGGTTGTAATATATCAGAAGATCAAAAGAAATCCATTTCTAATAAAATGGTTGGGAGAAAACATTCTGATGAAACAAAAATGAAAATAAAAGCCGCGCGTGCATCACAAGTAATATCAGAAGAAACGAAAAAGAAAATGACTGAAAGCGCGAAAAACAGAAAGAAATAATCTTAGTGGGCCTGTCGACTAATTGGTTAAGTCACTTTCCTCATAAGAAAGCCGATCGCGGTTCAAGTCCGTGCGGGCCTACCAAAATTATTTCTTTAGTCCTACCAAAATATGGTACTGCCTGTCTTAAATGCAGTTAAATCGCCGGCTTAGTACCCGGTAGAGCCGAACACATTGGTTCCTTAGCTCAGTTGGATAGAGCAACTGCCTAAGTTTAAGAAATTATAAATAGATCAAAGATGGTTTTTGACGGACCCGTAGCTCAGCTGGATTTAGAGCAGGGAACTTCTAATTCTCAGGTCGTGGGTTCGAGTCCTACCGGGTTCGCCAAAAACCATCTTTGTCTTAAAGGAGATTTCTTATGACAAATTGCAAACACTGTAAAAGAGAGTTTGATAAAAAAGATATAGCTAATCATAGTAGGTGGTGCGATCTTAATCCTAAGAGAAATCAGTATAATAAAGATTTGTCAAAAGCTAGAGCTGCTAAAAAGAATTTTAATAACCAGTACACTTACGGAGCTGTTCTATCAAACGAAACAAAGGAAAAGCTACGCTTAGCGTCAACTGGTAAAAAACATACTAAAGAAACTAAACAACTTTTGAAAGAAAAAGCTCTAACTTCCACTCATAGAAGATTGCGAAAAGGTGTTGTTGAATATAAAGGAGTGTTATTAGACTCTTCCTGGGAATTGAAACTAGCAAAACGTTTGGATGAATTAAACATAAAATGGTTTAGACCGGATCCAATACCTTGGATAGACGAAGAAGGTGTTACTCATAACTATTTTCCTGACTTTTATCTTCCAGAATACGATAAGTACCTCGATCCTAAAAATAAACATGCTATAAAAGTTCAAGAAAACAAACTAAAAATATTGTTGACGCAATACAAAAATATAGATATAATTGACTCAATAGAAGGATGCAGAACTTTTACCATTTAAGGGTTCGAATCCTTCAGGGACCGCCAAAATAAAGGAAGTGTGGGCGAGGGGTTTATGCCTGCAGTCTTGAAAACTGCCGAACGGTAACGTTCCGTGAGTTCAAATCTCACCGCTTCCGCCAAAGTTAAAGGATCGGTTCAGCAAACCAAAACGCTAAAATGTTATGATAGTCTTAGCGGACAAAACGATCCTGTTATTATTTGGGGGTATAGCTCAGTTGGGAGAGCGTCTGCTTTGCAAGCAGAATGTCATCGGTTCGATCCCGGTTACCTCCACCAAATTACGATGGTTGTGTTAGAGTCTTGGTTGTCTTAACACATAAACTAGCAAGAGGTACGGGTCGCTACCGTCGCTCACTATTCCATCGTATTCATATTTGGTCTTGTAGCTCAATTGGGAGAGCGTCGGCCTGTCACGCCGAAGGCAGCGGGATCAAAACCCGTCAAGACCGCCATACATTGCGGAATTAGCTCAGTGGTAGAGCAGGTGCTTTACACGCATCTGGCCGGGAGTTCGACCCTCTCATTCCGCACCATTACTGCCCATGTAGGCCAACTGGTAGAGTCGGCGCGCTTAGAACGCGTATGTTGGGGGTTCGAGTCCCTCCAT